AGATGTAACTGTACCTGCTGGATCTGCTTCTTGGGCAGCTGCTTGAGTGGCATAAGCGGTAGTGCTTGTATTACTATTAAAGTAAAGTAAAGCCGAACCTGATATGCCTGAGCCTGCACCAACTGTTGTTAAAAATCCTGCATTATAGTTTAAAACTGTCACAGCATATTTAGCATCTAAGGCAGGTAGTCTTCTATAGTAGTAAAGTTCAATCGTATTAGCGTCAGCACCATCTCCGGATAATCCAAAGCCTGGGCTAAGATAAACTACGTTACGCTGCCTTGCCCAATAATTATATCCAATATATTTTTCTGCAGCGTTATCATTAAATGTTCGAATATCTAATTTTTCATTAAATACTCTTATAGTACCTCCAGCTGAATTAAGTTCTCTAATTTGTATGAACTCAATTAAATCATAAGGTAATTGTATTTCTGTTACGCTAGGCTGTAAGCCATTTGTTCCGGTAGTGGCTGAAGTTAAAAGTGCCTTTTCATAGATAGCTACATTTTCTAATGGGGGAACCCTTAATGTTCTATATGCCTTATCTGCTGCATACTTAAGAGCATCCTGGATAATAGCATCACTTACTACTTCTTCATCTCTGTTACACCAATCACGAACAAGCGCAACTAGCTGAGTATAGGTTAATGCCATTTGAGCCTCCCAATTATGTATTAACTAATAAATCACGATATTCAGACATTAATATCTTTTTTAATTTTTTTATATTATTTGAATCTCTCATAAACGCTGGATCATGTAAATCAAGCTTATGATCTTGAAGTATTTTAATAGCCACAATATCAGGGATAGTAGCTAACTTTCGATAGCCTGAATTCTTTTTTAGTCCATAATATTCTTGTCTGTCTCTATCTAGCTTGGCTTGCTCTTTATATTGTGATATATCTTGGGTTGCTTCCCAGTTACCTGAATCTAAATCAAAGCCTGCTTTTATACTTTTATCTTTACCCACAGTTGCACTATGGAATTTAAAATCTGTTTCTTTACTCATGTGTCCTCATCCTTATTTAGGGTGCATTTGTATATGCAACAAATCTACCTGACTTACCAATATAACCAAGTCTTGCTCCAGTTGCACCAACAACAGTAGGCGCTGCGTTTGTTGCGATAGTAGGGGAACCTATTGTAAGATGCGTAATTTTATAACCACCATTAGCATCGTCTGTAGTTCGCCATACGCATGTTTCTGCGGGGTAAACATTCCCGTTGTCTAGTTTAATAACTAACATTGTTACCTCCGATAACTATTTATTTTTTATTATTTTGAGCTGGCATACAACCAGATACCATACCACCTTTAGCATAGTAGCTTGATACATTACCACCCATTGCTTTATACTTAATGTCTTGTCCAGTTTTATCAGCATACTTTTTAGCAGCTTCCATTCCAAATTTATTATACTTGAATTCTTTATCACCAACTTTTGGCATTTATATCTCCATAATAAAAAGGGGGAACCCTTAGATTCCCCCTAAATTAAACTTACGCTAAACCGTAAATAGCACCACAACCTAATGGGTTACGTACTTCTAAGGTAGCTTCCTCAACCATCATACCTTTAGTTGAGTCACCTTGTTGACCTACATCTACTTCCTGCATAGGACGTAGAGTTGCCCAGTTAAACCACATTGGATCATAAACAAATGCAGCAAAGTCTGCAACATCAGTAGTTGCTGCAAGATTTGCAGGAGTACCATTTGAGTTAATAAACTGAACATCATTTGTAAGACCCATAATATAGTTAGGAACAACCATTAGATCACCAAAGTCAGACATATATACGTCTACAGATTGGCGTAGCTTTCCTGAATCATCAATATTACGTGTAACATTTGTATCACTAACCATAAGATCTGAGAAATCTCTACGTAGTTTTGGTGATAGCATAATGCTAGTAGCTTTACCACCTTGCTCATAAATCTTTTGCATAACAGCGTCAATATCTGTTAATGCTAAAGCTCCAGTTGCAGGGGCTGCTGTTGTTGTTAGTGATGAACGAAGTACTTGAGTACCATCAGCTGCTGTTGCAGGTGCTGCCCACTCACCATTAAACTCACAAGTAGTTGCTGAGTTAATGAAAGACTGGAATCCACCAGCGGCACGCGCATTAGCGTTTTGTGTACCTACTGCATTTGAAGTATTGTAAGAATGTACAACATCAAATTCAACGTCTCTACGTAGTTCTGTACCACGCTTCTTTAGCTGGTATGCATACTCATCAGCAATACCTGCTTGATCGACAGCACGACGAGTTCCTGATACAGCAATTGTCTTACCGTTGATTTGTGTATAGTTACCCAAACGTGTACGGTATGGTCCAGTTACTGCGAATTTATTTCCTACAGCAGGAGAACCTGTACCACCTGCAACTGTTGGTTCAATCCAATCAGTACCTTCACCAATACGTGAGTTACCTGGAACTTCTAGTTGATCTGTCTGCCACTCATGATAAATCGCAGTTGCTTTAGCTTTACCGATAGATGAAATGAAAGGTGTCTCATCTCTTGTTATCATAGTAATGAAATTTGCAAGATCTTCCCGTTGGGATACATCTTTGCCAGTACCGCGAGTTGGTCCTTGAGGACCTCCGGTACCACGTACGCCGAGATTATTAGCCATTGTTTATACCCTCCTAGAGTATTATTACATGTTTAAGGAGCGGTCGGCAAGGGTTCTAAGAAAGGCTTGTTGTTCTTCAGCTGAAGCTTGTCCGCTTAAAGCACGACGTCTTGTTACTTCTCTTGCATCTTCTTTTTGTTTAGATGCTGTTTTAGCTTTTCGAATTGGGGCCTTTTTAGCTGGAGCTGACTTACGCTTAGCAACGCCTTTTGTAACGCCTTGTTTAAGACGTCTATAATCATCAACAAACTTAACAATAATAGGATCAGCAATTGCATCTAAAACTTCCGGAGAAATTCCTTCTTCAATAGCAAAATTCCTAATAGACATAGCAGTATCTTCATTAAAGTCTGGAATTAAAGTTGGTATAGTTTCATTAAAGTACTGTACCTGTTGTTCCCATTCTTTTTCATTAGTAGCCTGCTCTTGCGATTGTATTTGATTTACTAGTGTTTCTCGTTGTTTACGAGCATTCCAATAATTCTTTTGTACTTGTTCGCGTTCATCTTTAAGTTCATTGACTTCAAAAGTATCACCATCTTTTCTAGCTTTATCTATTTTAGATTCAAGCTCATGGTATTGTGTTGCTAACGCTTGCTCATTAGAATAAAGAACAGCCGCAGAGGCTTTAGATAAACTACTAAGCTCTTCTGTTTTTTCTTGGTATTCTTTTTCTAACTCCTGTCTTGCGTCACCGAGTTCACGACCCTTTTTAGAAAGATGCTGTTCAGTGGAGTAACCTTTTATAAGGTCACTAAAAGAAACTTCAGCAAATTCGCCATCAACTTTGACAACAACTTTAGCTTCTAAGTCTAAGTCTTCCATAGCATATACATCAGATTCATCGGTAGCGGACTCTTCGTCGGCATCTTCTTCTTCTGCAGATTCTACTTCTTCTTCTACTTCCTCTTCAACTTCTTCGCTATCGGCTTCCTCAGATTCATTTGGGTCTTCATCATCTGATTCTTCCGGGTCTAACTCAGGAACTTGCTCCTCGGGTAGAGATCCAACAAACTCGGAGTTTGCTATGATGTCAGCCAGCAGGCTATTCTCAGTTTGACCGTTATTAACCTCTGCTACAGAGTCATCCATTTGGGTAGAGTCTTGTTCTGCGTTGGTATCTGTATTCATTATTTAGTCTCCTTTTTTGGAGTTGCCATTTTTGAATTAGTATTATATTTATTTAATAATTCATAAAGATAGTATAATGTCTGTGCATTAATTTTTGCTTTACCAGCACTACGCATTGAATCATATTCTAATGAATTAATCATACTCTTCATGTTAGTTATTAGTTTTTCTGTATCAATCACTTTCATTCGTGTCCTCCTGCAGGTGTGGGACATTCTTCCCATACATCTCGAAGTTTATCATTTTCTGCTTAACACTACCTAGCGCCATAGCAGAGGAGTAGAGGAACTCCCGAGATTTAGTTTCATGCGGCTCCGTCTTGAGCCACTCAACAAAGAAGTCAATTAAGACTTCAGCATATACTTCATCAAAAAATTCATTGCGTTCTTTAGCGGCGAAGTGACCCTTAACATGAGCCCTTCGCGCTAATTCTTCGGGATGAATTTTATGATTACCGTATGATTTATTATTACCCAGCTTCGTCTCAGCTGTCTTACGATATTTATCCATTTATTCTCGCTTATTGTTGTGGCTGGTTAGGCTGTAATAAACCCCTAGCCATCTTTAAGATTTCTGTGTATTCAGGATGTGGTGCAAGTTCAGCACCTTCTTTAATTGCTTTAATATTAATGTCAGCCCATTCCTGAAAATGTTTATCAATCGCAACGGCAAGTTGCTTTGCATTATCATCAAACGTATTTTTACTTTGTGCATTAGTAAACATTACATTTGCTTCTGCTAACGCAATATCTGCGGCTGCCTTACGTTGTTCAGCTTGCTGATTAATTTGAGCAGCTTCAGTCTGCTGTTGAATTGATTGCATAGCCTTTTGTTTAAATTCCTCAGTAGTATAATCTTCTAAGAAATCATTACTATCTATATCCATAGCTTCTAGTAGCTGAGTAGCAAGTACAGCAGGTGCTGATGGCTTTATTACAATACCAGCGCCTTGTTGATTAAGAGACGGTAATATCTCTGCACCAATTTTAGAAAGCTTTGCTATCTTAGTGCTATTAGAGTTTTCACCTATATCTAATTGTATTTCAACATCCATAACTAACGGAAGGGTTTCTAAATTAATACTACCAAATACGCCTTCCATATTATAAGCAACTCTACCTTTCATAGAAGTCTTGATAGTATGATAAACACCTTTAATTAATCTTTTGAAACCTGTCTCTGCAAATCTACGTGCAATATGTTGTATTCGTTTTTGAGCTGCTGATTGTACAGCACTTAACTTTTGTTCAGAATTACCTGAAACATACAAAGTATCATTTAAACCTTGTGCAGCTTTTGACATACCTGTAGCTTGCTCTTTTATCATTTGTAGATGCTCAAGTAATGGTACAGTACCTGTAGAAATAGATTCAGGTGTCATTGCTTGCACTGCGCCTACTGGACTTCCATTTGTAGGTATGATTTGTTTCGGCTTCATATTTTGTAAAGCAGAAAAATCAACTACGTTTGGATCTGCAAGCTTAGGTGAATAATTTGTAAGATATGTATTCTCTACAAAACCTCTAAGTATAGCAGTAGATGCTAATGTTGAGCTTCGTGTAAAGTCGGCCATTGATAAACCAAAGAATTCATTTGGTACATCAATAGGTACAATATCTGCTAACGGTATCATATCAGCATCTTCTTCATATAGAATATGTTTACCTGCTGTTATAATATACTTTAGCTCTGCAATACCATCGCCATCTCTATCTACATTTAGCCAGCATTCAGTAACAGTGATATCACGATTAGCTTCTAATGGTGTTTCAGAAATAGAATTAGAACCTTGATAGTATTCCTGGCCTGTTATTTGTTTTCTTGCTGCAACATCCTGTGCATAATCTAGTGAGCCTGTCCAAGAACCTGAATCAGTTATTTCATCCCAGTCAGTAATTTGTTCTGACATTTCAGGATAATACTTTCTAATTTCAGATCTAGTCATTACATTTTGAATACCAACAAAAGAGGCATCATCTAATGAGGTTGCATCCCTGGATATTCTAAAATTCTCAGGTGGTATTAATTCTAATTTAATTCTGGATTTATTAATCTCTTTTCTTACACGTACATTTACATATACAAGACTAACTTCAGCTTGACCATTTTGATTTTCACTTGTTCTATTTTCAAATTCAAGATC